CACCGTGTTGGCGGCAACTTCACGGGTCTTTTTCTGCTCGGCGTCCCGCTTGGTCTTGGCCTCTGCCAAGCGTCTGGACTGCGCCATTTCCTCGGCAACTGTCAGACTGCGCCCAATCTCTGCCCTCCAAGTCAATTCAATGCCAGAGCGCCAACATCCAAAGCGCCCTGCTGGTACGCCATCACTGAAGGCAATGTACCAACCGGGCTTGTCGTGCCCTGCCTCGCCCTTGGTTCCGCTGTTGAATCGGTGCAGTTTGCCATCTAAGTGGATGGCGTCTGGTGGCTTTAAGCCTGCGCCTAGCATGGCGTCTTTTAACTGATCCTCTGGTGCGATAGGCGCTAGTTGCGCTGGCGGCGACCAGGGGCCACCGAGGATGCTTGCGAGGTCTGTCATTGTTTATTCTCCACAGAAGCAGGCAATGGCTTCTTCGTTAGGGTCAAAAAGGTTGGTTTGGTCTTTGCTGTATTGCAGCATTGATGCGTAGCTGGGGCGGTCGGAGCGGAACACCGCACCGCTTGGCTTGGACGCCAACGCCAACGCCAACGCCTCCATTTTTGCCCACCATATAGCACGTTCTGGCTTTTCCGAAATTAGGGATAACACTTGTGACCCGCCCTTCAAAAAGCATAAGTCACAGTTGCCGTGCATCGTCACGCCGTTGTTGTTTGGCAAGCCCAAATCAAATGGCTGGCTGCGCCAAAATGCGCCAACATCCTCTTTGGTAATGCCTGCTGTCACCAATGGAATGCGTGACTTATCTTCAATCTTTGCGGCTCGGCGCTGTTCGTCTGCCCTCATGCCAATCATGCTCATATTTTCAGCTTCTGTCTTAGTGTCAGCCATGCCCAAGGACAACAGGTAACGTCCAATTGGACGAATCTTCAGTTCGCTGGTGCAAAACCGGGTAACTGGGTTGGGCAAGTAGTTGCGCTTGCGAATGAGTGCCTCGAACGGCTCACCGTTACGGCTTGCGTTGTCAAAATCCACAATCTCAAATTGTTTTTCCGTGTCTTGGAACTCTAGCCAAGTGATCGGCACACGCCAATTCACAGCACAGTCCCGCACAAATTCCAACGTCTTTTCATCTTCCTTGCCCGTGTTGGCAAAACAGACAACGGCCTCGCTTGGTAGATGCCCCCCCCCGCTCTGTAGAACACGCCAAAGCATATAGGCGCTTGTCCTGCCGCCGCTGAAGGAAATGCAGGTTGGACTGTCAATTTTGAAGGGGTCTGTCATTTATTTTTACCTTTCTGTGAAAAAGTTGTTGACACTGTAGCATGAACTTGTGTTAGACTGCAAGCACGTTCCGAACTGAGTCCAGACGGGAACGCAACCAGAAGGAGAGCCATATGGCTATATCGTTAAAACGCACCAGCGGCATTAGTGCCAATGGCGTGAAACTGCTCGTTTACGGGCAGGCAGGGGCTGGCAAGACCAGCTTGATTAAGACTTTACCGCAACCTGTGGTTCTGTCTGCGGAGGGCGGGTTGTTGTCTATACAAGATGCTGACTTGCCGTATCTTGAAATCACCAGCATGGATGACTTGCGAGAGGCTTACGCATGGGTAGCGGATTCTGACCACAAGTCGGTGGCGCTGGATTCCATCTCGGAGATTGCTGAAGTCTGCTTGAACCATGAGAAGAAGGTTAACAAAGACCCACGCGCTGCATACGGCGCAATGCAAGAGCAAATGGCAGACATTATTCGGGCTTTTCGTGACCTGCCAGGACGCCATGTTTTGATGACCGCGAAGCTGGAGAAGACTCAGGATGAGATGGGCCGGGTACTGTACAGCCCATCTATGCCGGGTAACAAGACAGGGCAGGCGTTGCCATACTTTTTTGATGAAGTGTTGGCGCTGCGGGTTGAGAAGGATGCCGAGGGCAACACTCAACGGGCGCTGATGTGCGACTCGGATGGCATTTGGCTTGCCAAGGATCGTAGCGGTAAGTTGGGCGGTTGGGAAGCACCTGACCTGGGCGAAATCATCAACAAAATTGGGGGTGCAGCATGAAGATCAAAACGACAGCCCATGTTCATTACCAAAAGTATGCTTGGCAAGAAAAAGGGGAATATCGACTTGCTTCTTTTAAGCTGGACGACAGCGCCGAACGCACCTATGTCGGTGAGCAAGAATTTGAGATTGACATTCCAGACAACTATGACCCGAGGGCGCAACAAATTGCTGCGCTTGAGGCGCTCAAGCAAAAGGTCATGGCTGACTACCATAAAAGCGTGATGGAAATCAACGACCGCATCAACAAACTCTTAGCGTTGGAGGCAGCATGAACGAAACCTTAGAAGGCATGACGCTTAGAGATTATTTTGCTGCCAAGGCGATGCAAGCTATTCTTACCAATCACCGGCTGGAGGATTGTGACGACTTTCAACTTGCAATTAATGCTTATCAAATGGCAGATGCAATGCTTCAAGAGAGGGGGCAATCATGACACTCTATCAACGCTGGCTCGACGCCAAAAAGCTGGAGACTGTTGCAGTCAAAGACCGCCGCGAACTGGAAGACCGGATGGTCAAAGAGTTTGCCTTGCCCAAAGACTTGGAAGGTACTGTCAACCATGAAGTTGACGGCTACAAGATCAAGATGGAGGGCCGCATCAACAAAAAGATTGACAGCGACAAGCTGCAAATGTTGGCTGCTGAAGCTGGTCTGTCTGAACACCTGTCCAGCCTTTTTAGGTGGAAACCCGAGATCAATGTAAAGGCATGGGATGCGGCTGCTGACGCCGTTACCGGGCCTTTGCTTGATGCAATAACGTCCACGCCTGGACGCCCTACTTTTACCATTACGAAGGACTAATCATCATGGCTTTTCTAGACGAAGAATTTAATGTTGACTCTCTGCCGCAAGGCACTTCTAACTTTGAGCCACTGCCCGATGGCTGGTACAACGCCACCATTACCGGCGCTGAAGTCAAAGCAACCAAGGCAGGCGATGGCAAGTACATTGCTTGCAAGTACACCATCACCGGGCCGACCCATCAGGGCCGGGTAGTTTTTGGCAATCTCAACATCAAGAACGCCAGCACCAAGGCTGAGGAAATCGGGCGGCAACAGCTTGGCGAGATTATGCGAGCCATTGGCCTTGCCAAAGTGCAGGATACCGACCAATTGATTGGCGGCAACTTGGGCATCAAGCTAACGGTCAAGACCGGCGAGTACGCCGGCAATGAGATCAGGGGCTACCGCGCCTTGGGTGGCGCGGCTTCGGCTGCTGTGACGCCATTCAAGCCTGCCAGTGCAGCGCCTGCTGCAAAATCTTCTACGCCACCTAAGTTTGGCGCATCGCCTTGGGCGAAAAAGACCCCTGCCTAAAAAAAGACCCCGCTTGTAACGGCGGGGTCAACCAACTTCAGGAGTACAACGTGCAAATACCCGAGTCAGAGATTACCATAACTTCACTGATTGACCAAGCCCATGAGGAGCGGCTGGAAAAGCCCAGACCGCATCTAGGGGCAAGCACCTTGGGCCACCACTGCGAACGGTGGCTCTGGCTGTCGTTTCGGTGGGCGGTGCAGGAAAAGTTCAAGGGCCGCATCCTGCGCTTGTTCCGGCGAGGATTTAATGAAGAAGCCACCATCATCAGCGACTTACGGGCGGCAGGCATCCACGTTTATGGCACTCAGACCAAGGTGGACTTTGGTAGCCATGTCTCTGGCAGCCTAGACGGGGTTGGTAAGGGCGTACCCGGTGCGCCAAAGACTGAACACGTACTGGAGTTCAAGACCCACAGTCTCAAGTCATTCAATGACTTGGAAAAGCATGGCGTAGGCAAAAGTAAGCCCCAACACTTTACGCAGTGTCAGGTGTATATGCACGGCACTGCACTGAAACGTGCTTTGTATGTTGCCGTTTGCAAAGATGATGACCGTATATACACCGAGCGTTTGGAATACGACAAAGACCATGCGGTGAAGGCCATTGAGCGTGGGCAGCGGCTGGCGCTGACCGACCGTTTGCCACCACCGATAAGCACCGACCCGACTTGGTTTGAGTGCAAGATATGCCCGGGGCATGACTTTTGCCACGGCAGCAAGACAACAAAACACGTTAATTGCCGTACCTGCGCCCACATTACGCCACTGTCCGATTCAACTTGGCACTGTGCAAAGTGGGATGACATTGTGCCGCTTGAGTCTCAGCGCACCGGCTGCGAGGCCCATGTTCTGCACCCTGATCTAGTGCCCTGGAAACGCCTGGAAGGGCCAAGCGACTGGGTGGCAGTCTATGAGATTGACGGGCTTGGCATTGCCAATGGTGAGCCGGGGGAAGGGGTGTACGGTAGCAAGGAACTGCTGGCTAACGCTGCGGCTTGTGCTAGTGGTGATCCGCTGATTGCCGAGGTAAGGGCTAAGTGGGATGGGAGGGTAGTGGGGTGAACAAGATTGAATTTGGCGATTGCCGAGAAACCATGCGCCGCTGGAAAGAGCAGGGCATCAAGGCGCAGACTTGCGTGACCAGCCCACCCTACTACGGTCTGAGAAACTACGGACATGAGGGACAACTTGGCCTTGAGGAAACACCAGAGCAGTACATAACAGCAATGGTTGAAGTGTTCCGCTGCGTGCGGGATGTGCTGGAGGACGATGGGACGCTGTGGCTGAACATCGGAGATAGTTACAACGGGTCAGGCGGTCAAGGCACAAAACCTAACATCATGTCAAAAGAAGCGGCAGAAGGGCGTGGCGGCAAGGCAATCAAAGTTGACGGCATAAAACCCAAAGACCTTATTGGCATCCCGTGGATGATGGCCTTTGCCCTCCGTGCTGATGGCTGGTATCTGCGACAAGACATCATCTGGCATAAGCCAAACCCTATGCCTGAGAGCGTTACAGACCGATGCACTAAGGCGCATGAGTACATCTTCCTGATGAGCAAGTCGCAGAAGTATTATTACGATGCCGATGCAATCAAAGAGCAGTCAACATCCAAAAGCGAAGGCATTAGATTCGGCGGCAACAAGTACGGGGATGATGATGACCCTAAATTTGCCACAAAATCTGGAAATGTAAGTAAAGAATACGACAAAGCGAACAAGCGCAGTGTCTGGACAGTGACCACTAAGCCTTACGCTGGCGCACACTTTGCCGTTTTTCCGTCTGACCTGATTGAACCCTGCATCCTTGCTGGCGCACCAGTGGGAGGCATTGTCCTTGACCCATTCATGGGCAGCGGCACAACTGCACAGGTAGCGCAGAACCTTGGGCGGCAGTACCTTGGGTGTGAATTGAATCCAGACTATTGCCAACTCCAAAACATTCGGACTGCACAACAATCGTTTGGATTTGAAGCATGACTACCTTGCGTGACTACCAAACCCGCACCATAGACCAACTCTACGCTTGGTTTGAGGCAGGCAACCAAGGCAACCCTTGCCTAGTCCTGCCTACCGGCTCCGGCAAGAGCCACATTGTTGCCGCATTGTGCAAGGATGCCTTACAGAATTGGCCCGAAACCCGCATTTTGATGCTAACCCATGTGCGCGAACTCATTGAGCAGAACGCCGACAAGATGCGCCAGCATTGGCCCAATGCACCACTTGGCATCTACAGTGCCGGGCTGCGCCAAAAAGAACTGGGCGAACCTATTACGTTTGCAGGCATCCAATCGGTGCGAAACAAGGCAAAGGAAATAGGCCATGTTGATCTGGTCATCATTGACGAGTGCCATCTGGTTTCGCACAAGGACGAAGGCGGCTATCGGACATTGCTATCAAATCTCTATCAGACAAACCCAAATGTCAGGGTGATAGGTTTGACCGCCACACCGTATCGCCTGGGGCATGGCTACATCACTGACAAGCCCGCCATCTTCAGCGCCTTAATCGAACCCACCAGCATCGAAGAACTTATCCACAAGAAGTATCTGTCAACCCTGCGAAGCAAACTGACCCGTACCAAGCTGGAGGTGGACGGAGTGCATAAGCGTGGGGGCGAGTACATTGAATCAGAATTGCAGGCTAGGGTTGACACCACCGACAAGAATAGAAAGGTAGTGGCTGAGATAGTGCGCTTGGGGCATGATCGCAAATCTTGGCTAATTTTCTGCGCCGGGGTTGCCCATGCCAACCACATTGCCGAGGCGTTGCATGATGAGGGCATTGTGGCCCAGTGCGTGACCGGCGAGACACCGAGCGCCGAGCGCGACAAAATGCTGACCGACTTCAAGGCAGGGCGCATCCGAGCGTTAACTAATGCCAATGTACTCACCACAGGGTTTGACGCGCCTGGGATTGATTTGATAGCTATGCTGCGCCCTACCATGAGTCCTGGCTTGTATGTCCAGATGGCAGGGCGCGGCTTGCGGATTGCCGAGGGCAAAACTGACTGTCTGGTGCTGGACTTTGCAGGCGTAGTCGAGCAGCATGGCCCCATCACTGCGGTTAACCCGCCACCAAAAAAGGGTGACAAGGTAGGGGAAGCGCCTGTAAAGGTCTGCGATAACTGCCAAGAGATATGCGGCTTGAGCGCCCGAGTCTGTCCGGCCTGCGGGACGCCGTTTCCCGAGCCAGTGCGCCCAACCCTTAAATTGTCAAACCTAGACATTATGGGCAATGAGGGCATTGACCTTGAAGTGACAAGCTGGCATTGGCGTAAGCACATTAGCAGGGCCAGTGGCAAGGAAATGTTAAGCCTGACCTACTACGGGGGTCTGTCCGACCTGCCCGTAACCGAATATCTGGCAGTGACTCACGATGGGTATGCTGGGGAAAAGAGCCGTAGGCTGCTGGCTGATATCTCCCATCAAGCCAGTGTTGACCTGGACTATGGGGCCACCGACCTGCACCAAATGGCCCAACAGTTGACCGAGGGACTGCCGCCAGTGCGGATCGAATTCAAGCGAGAGGGTAAGTTTTTTTCAATTGTTAGGAGAATGTGGACATGAGACACCCCGAACCCCAAATAGTTACCCTGTACCGCAACACCCTTCGAGCAGAGCCACCGAGGGTCTGCCATACCTGTGATTTTTATCAGCCCGATGGTGTCTGCGCCGAGTACAACGACACCCCACCACCTGAATTTGCAAATGAGCCTGGGGGCTGCGCCTTGTGGGTCTGGGAGGTGCCGTTTTGAATTCAGAACACTTAGAGCAGGTTCGCCTAGTTAGCTGGTTCAGGCGCAGCTATCCTGGCGTGAGAGTCTTTGCGATACCGAATGGGGGGGCCAGGAGCACGGCACAAGGGGCATCGTTGAAGGCAGAAGGGGTAACCCCTGGCGTACCTGATTTGTGCATCCCTGAGTGGCTTTTATGGGTTGAAATGAAACGTAAGGCCGGCGGCGTGGTTTCGCCAGTGCAAAGGGATTGGATCCAGTACCTGGAAAGCATTGGGCATCGAGTTATCGTGGGACGGGGCTTTGAGGATGCCAAGCGGCAAATTGAGGACGTAAAAAAGCCCACCGAGTACAAGGTGGGCATTGGGTGGGAATAGGGTTACAGGTTTAGCAACACTGCCACCAGAGTGGCAAGCAGGGCTGCGAGCAGGATCATTCGCACCCCATGTAATAGTCTGGTTCGACTTCCTGCCACCAAGAAACAGGGTTCCAGCCTTGATCTGTCATCACTTCAATGTAACGCCCCCGTTCGTGGTCATACCCTGTCAGGTACGATATGGCAAACCCTAATTTAATTTCTTGCTTTGCCATATGGATAGCAGCATGGTATGCCTGATCTTTTTCCGGATAATCTTTTAACATTTTAGTTTCTCGATTATTTAGTAAGTGCCACTGAATCATTTAATTGCTCCACCAGTTAACAAGGGCAAGGGCAAGGCAGGTGGCTATGCAGAGGGCTAGCAGATAGTCCCATATTGTTTCTTTCATTCTCCAAGCCCCTTACAAACAGGGCATACGCTGCCATCGTGTTGGCCTTCACCAGACCCCGAGCAGGCAGGGCATATGCCTGGATCGTACTCGCCTGGGCCATCGTCAGCCATGTAAGCTGCCCAGTCTTCATCAGAATCGTTCATACTGCCACCTCATCATGTAAACCCAGCCACAATTCAGCCGTGAGAATGTCTCCCATCAGCCACCAGCCCACAATCCTAGCATTGGGCATAAGCCCGTAAATATGCACCTCATCATTTTGAGTAATTCGGTATTGGCCTGCACCATATTGGGCGCGTAGGGCTGCGCGTAAAGTTTCTCGGGGTATTGATTTCATTTTCTATTCTCCAGTAGTTAAAATTATGTTGTCTCTTCGTCAATTACAAACTCAATATTTTGAATATCATGGGCAATAAGATTATTCACTGAATTACAAACAGCGCCATAAAATCCAGCCTGGGCTTTCAGTTGTTCATTGTTACCATAATTCATAACGGCATGAGTCCAACGCTGATTAGCTGCGCTGATGTTATCAATGTCTGCTTTTGTCATGCGCGATAAGTAAGCATTTAAAATGCGAGCATGGTCAATTTTAATTTTAGTCATGGTTTATTCTCCAGTAGTTTATGGCCTGCACAATGCAAACCCCTAAACCCTGCACTGGCAGGGCTTAGAGGGTGCATTAGTAGGTCATATTAGGCTTGCTTGGCAACTCATGCAGTTTAGCCCTAAGTGGCATGATGTAGGCAACAGTCTTGCCTTCATGGTCTAGGTGAGCAAAGCCACAACTCATGCCACCTGGACGAACCTGGACACAGAATTTTCTCTCGCTGATAATGTTGGCAGCAGCAGCAACTCGCGCCAAGTATTCAACAGCATAAAAAACATGGTCTGGATATGGTGCATCATCATGCTTGCAAACCCTGCGCCAGTCCGGAAAAATACCGTCCATTTCCGAGACAATTGATATTTCCCCTTTGAGTGATTCAAGGGTTACTTGGCGTTTGGTACGATTCATAGCATCATACTTTCCCGCAAAGCCAGCAGGCAGGGTTAATTTAATGCCGATGCGCCGATTAGCTTTAACCATGCTAGCCAGTGGTTCAAGTGGCATGATAAATTGACCAATTGGACGGGCTACAGTGTCAATCTGATGCACTGCAATGCTGTGTCCACAGGTGGCTACTAAAAATGCACCAGTGGGGCCGGTATCAATGCAAACCCCTACAAGATAGTGCCTAATATCTTTTTTGGCTGCAAACAATGCCACAGCAGCAAGATGTCCTGGCATTATCATTAAATCATTGTCAATTGTGGTGGTGGTTTCTGTAGCAGTAGCAGTAGCTTGTTCCATGATATTCCTAGGTTACTTGGCATAATTGCCCATTAGCCCTGGCTCGCAGGGCTAACAGTTAATTACGCTCCTGCTTTAAGAATCTTGTCGGCTGCGCTGAAAATGCGCTGTGCTGATTTGTCGCTAATCTCTGCACCAGATAACCATGATTGAATGTAGCCCCTGGACTCTATTAGTCCTGGCAGATCAAGCAAGCTGCAAAGAATGTAAGCCACTGACTCAGCCTCAACTTCCCTAATGTCGCGTGGTGTAGATTCACTGTCTGACATTCTGTCTTCAGTGGTATGGCCTAGGATTACATGGGCCAACTCATGGAACCTAGTCTTATGCGGCAAAATAGCCAATGGGTTAATTGCTATGGTCTTACCACTTGCATAGCCCTGGCAGTTACCCGATGCACCAGTAAACTGCACTTCATCTATGCTAAGGGTTTCTAATGCCTTTGCCTTATCCCATGCCGGTATGGTTATTTCATTAGCAAAATCAGCCCCTTCAGTCTGACTAAGCACAAACCAGTTGTTTTTTAGGGCAAACATAGAAAAGACTTCACCAGTCTTTTCCCCTGCGCTGTCTTTTTTGTTGATTGTGAGCGGCATCACCAGTGCTATGGCTTTCTGTCCCTTGCTGACTTGTCTGCCTAATTCGCTCCAACGCTTATAAGTGGCTATTGGGCCTAATTCGATTTGTCTAGCCATGCATTGTGACCATGCCAGCATTTGATTCCCGATGCTGTAACCGTGAAAAGTGCTATAGCACTTGCTAATGATGCCGGGCTGAGTGACTGCATCGGTTAGCATGGCTGACCATGCTACGGTTTGTTTCTGCTCCATTGTGATCCTTAGGTTGTTGCATACCGTTGTTGGTATGGCTAGAGTGTAACTGATTTTATTACGTGCAACAATCTTTATCACACTATTTTCTAGGTGTTTACCCTTGCTTTTTACCCTGCACTTTTTGCACGTGCACTTCACTTTTATTTCGTGCAACTGCACTTTTTGCACGTGCATGCACTTGTGCACTTGTGCAATGTTGCACAAAAAACAGGCAAATCTGCACGAAATGCACATCTCTCTATAGAGATGTGCAAAAGTGCAATTGCTTGTTGGGGCTGTGCAGGGGTTAAATTGTGGTTAAATGACCTATTGGTTAGTAACTTTGGAGAAACCAGATGTTTGCAGTGAATGTTAGGGCTGAGCTTTCGCAGGCTGTGATTGATAGCATGGTTGAAGACGGGCTAAGCCTCCGCAAAGCCTCAGCAAAGCACCAGACGACCGCCCAGACGGTTCTGAGGGCGGTTGCGGATAGCCCTGCCCTGGCGGAGCATTACGACCGCGCGCGCGCAGCGGTTATTGAGAGACTGGCGGATGAAGTAATGGAACTTGCGGATGCACCAGTGGCTAAGCTAGACAATGGCGCAACTGATCCGGGGCTAGTGCGACAGCGCCAGTTGCAAGTGGATACCCGCAAGTGGTTTCTCAGCAAGCTAGCCCCAAAAGTGTATGGCGATCGCCTAGACGTTTCAGTGTCTGACAATCGCATCAGCATCAGCGGCGCACTGCTTGCAGCTCAGAGCAGGCTTGCACTCTTGCACGATGCAGCGCACGTGCAGGATGTGCAGGATGTGCAGGCCAAGCCCGACCAGGGTGGGGTGGGAGGGCCGAGCGACTAGGGCCACAGCTACGGAGGCTCCACGAACAATTTTTATTTTTTAATAATATATTATCGCAGTCGCCTCCATGCACTATCGTGCTTTATTTTTTAATAATATATATGCAAACAACAATCTACCAACCTGAGGACGAGCAGGAACTCATGGCGCGTCTTTGGGTTCCATCGCTTAAAGATAACCCACTGGCGTTTGTTCTGTATTTGTTTCCCTGGGGTCAAAAGGGTACGCCGCTGGAGCATTTCTCTGGCCCAAGAAAGTGGCAGCGGGATGTACTGAATGATATTGCCACACACATTAAGAATAATAAGGGTATGGTGGACTTCGCCGTACTCCAAGAAGCAGTATCAAGCGGTCGGGGTATTGGTAAGTCGGCATTGGTGTCATGGCTGACTATATGGATGTTGTCCACTAGGATTGGCAGTACAACTATTATTTCGGCGAACAGTGAGAACCAGCTACGCTCAATTACCTGGGCTGAGATTACCAAGTGGCTGGCAATGTCTATTAACAGTCACTGGTTTGAAGTCTCAGCAACGCGAGTGACGCCTGCAAAGTGGTTGACTGAGTTGGTGGAGCGGGATTTAAAGAAGGGAACCCGGTATTGGGGCGTGGAGGGGCGGCTGTGGTCAGCGGAGAACCCTGACGCTTATGCTGGCGTACACAATTTTGATGGTGTGCTGGTGATTTTTGATGAGGCAAGCGGTATTGACGACAGCATCTGGGCGGTGACGGGTGGATTCTTTACAGAAAACACGCCGAACCGTTTTTGGCTGGCGTTTAGCAACCCACGGCGCAACACGGGGTACTTTTATGAGACATTTCACTCAAAACGGGACTTTTGGGTGACTAAGGTGGTGGATGCTAGGACGGTGGAGGGGACGGACAAACAAGTCTACGAGCGGATTATTCAAGAGTACGGCCCGGACAGCGCCCAGGCGCACGTTGAGGTGTATGGTGAGTTTCCAAGTGCGGGGGATGACCAGTTTATTCCAAGTAATACGGTCGATGAGGCCATGAAAAGGCCGAAGTACAAGGACAATTCAGCACCGATCATCATTGGCGTAGACCCGGCGCGGTTTGGGGCTGATGCTACGGTCATTGCGGTGCGGCAGGGGCGGGATATTGTGGCGATTAAGAAGTACCGGGGCGATGATACGATGACGGTGGTGGGGCATATCATTGAGGCGATGGAGGAGTACAAGCCTGCGATGGTGGTGATTGATGAGGGTGGGCTGGGGGCGGGGATTGTGGATAGGCTCAAGGAGCAGCGGTACAAAATAAAGGGTGTAAACTTTGGGAATAAGGCCAAAAACCCGATCATGTACGGTAATATGAGGGCGCAAATGTGGGGTGACATGAAGGACTGGCTCAAATCTGCTAGTATTCCGCAGGATAGGTTTTTAAAGACTGACCTAATTTCGCCCTTGATGAAGCCTGACTCACGGGGTACGATCTTCTTGGAGAGCAAGAAAGAAATGAAAGCACGGGGTTTAGCTAGTCCAGACGCTGCGGATGCGATATGCGTGACGTTTGCTTT